TACGTTCATATAATTTACCTCTTACTTGTTAATGTTAATAATTAAAGCCGATGTATGTATTGCGCCCGCCTCTTGGATTGCAATTTGAATTAGTGGAGCTTTACGGTCCGCTCTTTCACTTGCAAGCTGCTTAGATACGGGTTGCGAAAATACATAGTAACCGCGTTGCTCTATGTTTAAATAAAAGTCTTCGGGGTTTCCAAAAGTTGTAGATGCTTGTATTTCACTCGGCGCAATATAACCGTTAGTTACTGCTAGCTCTAACACTCTAATGTAAGCCGCTTTTAGTGCATCTACTCCGCTTTCGGTTTGTGCAATCTTAGTTGACACGGTAGCAAGTGTATTGAAACCCGCAACCTTTAAAGCGCCCACAATCCAAAGCCTATTATAAACTTGGTCAAAAAATTTGTTTTCGCCCGACGTTCTAGTACGAGGTATGCCGCCGTAAGTTACGTAAATGTCTACGCCCGCGGCCTTTGCTTCGATTACACTTGCACTCGAATAGTCACCCGGCAATACACCGACTAGAGGTTTTAAGTCTGCCGTTTGTGTTGTCTCCGAACCCGAAAAGTTTACAGATAAATTACGCCCAAAGTAAGCGGCTAGAAATAACAAGGCTTGCTCCGCGTCTGTATGGTACAAGCATCTTACTTGGTCTTGTGAAGCTAGTCGTACGTCGTCAAAAACCCCGTCCGCTGCAATGTCCGCCGCGTCTATAGAAACTAAGCCTAGAATTTTATCACTAGCTTGTACTAATGCCGCCGCCGCTGCAATGTCCGTGTCACTTAGCTCAAGGTTTGAAATAACCCCAAAATATTGGACTAGTCCCTCAGTCCTTGTAATTGCCTCTCCTAGCGTCTCGCTTGCCTCTAAAGGTATAATAACTAAGTAGCCGCCGCCCGTTAAAATATTGGGTTGTTGGCTAAATACTGCCGTTGCCATGTTTAAAGTGTCCGAACCCGTCGCGAAGTCCTCGGCTACTTGTGAAGCGCTAAAATATATTTTGTAGCCGTCGTCACCAAAACCCGCGCCTGGTGTATCGTCCGTAACTAGTGCAAGGTTTGAAGTGTTATAAGCACTTACCCCGACCGGCGTTTGTGATACTGAAATATTAATAATATTGCTTATATCTAAATTCATGTAATTGTCTCCTATTTAATTGTTTAAGTTAATATATTTAAATCACCCGCGTAGTTGTCGTAGCACTCAGTTTCTTTTTTACTACTAATAGCATAGGTCATATTTACGTTAATGTTAAATCTAAAGGGTATACTTGGACCCTCTACAGACGAGACATTTGTAAACTGACTAGACAAAGGTGCTATGTGAAAACTGTTAAGTGTCTGCATACGTCTAGAGTAGTCACTATTTAAAGCAAGTATGACTTCCTCTTTTCTGGACAAAATGTCGGGCGAAACACTCATTATATTTATATCTAAAGCCGTTCTAAAAGTTGCGGATTGTTCGCTTTTTCCGTCCTTAAATCTATTGACATTACTAAAAGGTCTTGTACTTAAAATGCCAATAGATACATAGATTTTATCGTCTTTAGGTATGATAAACTTTTGGTTATAAATATAAACTTGGTTAGGTCCTAGACCCATTTCCTTATTTATAATAGCGGCCACTAATTCAAAATGATTTACAACAACAACGTCAACCATTGCCGTATCTGAATTAGCATCTATAACTTGTATAGTGTCCGCACCAAACTCCTGCCCGGCAGTATAAACACCATTAGCATCTATAGTACCGTTAGGCGTTGGGTCTGATACAACAAGGTAAGTGTAGGGTGCTACTCCGCCCGTGGGCTCGACTTGTATTTGTCCGCCTCTAACGATGTATCTAGAATTTGTTTTAAGTTCTAACATTTAAGTATTTACCCCGCGCGCTACGTTGTCGTCCTCTATTAAATCGTATTTGTAATAGCCGTAACTATCAAAGGGCCATTTTTTCATAACTCTATAAGTGATACCCTTGTGCTTTACTTTCTCGTCTACTATTAACTCTATGTTAATTTCTGTATGTAGTGTATGCCATTTCCAATCTCTTTGACCCTCGGGCTTATAAAATAATTCTTGCGGCCCCATAGGTTGCATAACACCTTTAAAGTCTACTTGTGTTTCAGTTTCAACAACACGAAAGTCTACAATTTCCTCGGTGATTTTAAAGATAGAAATAGTTTGTTGCCAATTACGCAAAGCACCCGACACGTTAGGTAGAGCGCCCGCACTTAAATCTAGTGTAATGTCTTTTCCGTTTTTCACTTCTTTTTAACCTCGCTAGAAATTGAGTTACGCAAGTCTTGTGTCTCTACTAAAGTTTGATGATTTTTTTTGAGTTTGAAATTTGACTTGGGCCACGAACCAAACCCTCCAGTGTCGAAAGCGTTGCCGATAATTGTCTCGCCGAGCAATCCAAGGTTTTTAAGTATTGGCCCGAGGCTTTTTTGTTTAACGACTTTTTCCATTGTCTCATTTGTCACCCCATTTTTTTTAACATGACTTTGTAATTTTTCAGTTAGTGGCATCCTTAAAAAAGAGCGCATAGGTAAACCGCCATAACCGTCTACCCCTTCCGTACCAAACTCATGGTGCGCGCCGACTTCGGCATTACTAATACCCTCGCCGTCTTTCCTTTGCACGCCGTCGCCTATGATACCTATTTTAGTAAAGGCTTTATTACGGCGCATGATTTTAGTGAGTTCTACTAAAACCTCGTTATTAAATTTAACTTTGTTTTTTAAGTTACTCATGCCGTTGTCGCACCCGCGCTTGTGTAAATTGCGCCTCTTGATAATGTCCAGATTTGTTCTAGGTATGCAACCCCGTAACCCGTTGACATTAAGGAAGCTAAAAACGGTGACTTCATGACTGAGTCGGGTATTGTAACACTCTCGGATACACCGCCCACGCTACGTGAGTTAGCCGGCCATTTAAAAGTAGAACCTAAACCTTGGCTTGAGTTGTTAATACTTGTTACTAAATAATGCGCCGACAAGTGGTTAAAAGCTATAGTGTACTCGGCTTGCGTTGCAAAAAGTGATGTGTTTATTTGTGTCGCCGCGCGGTCTAAAGCTTTTGTTACGTCCGAATCTAATACGTGCAATTCAATATCACTACCGAAAGGAAAGTCCCTATTAAAGTACTCTTTAAAGTTTTCTAGTGTTGTGTTGACTAGCATTGTGGTGTTTCCTCTCGGTACTAATAAAGGGCCACGTAATTACGTAGCCCTTAAATGATTTATCTTATATTAAAGCGTATGTGAAAAATACATTAACTCTAAAGGTCTGTAAGCAAGTACACCCGTAAACTGTCCATAACCTACGTTTTGGAAGCTAAAGCTATCAAGCGTGTTGGCCATAGTGTTAGTGTAATCTACTGGTATGTCCATACGTGTAGAGCTATCAGAGTAAGAGTATAACGCGTACATCTGCTTACCAAGGTTGTTGTAATCCGCGTCGCCGTATGTAAGCGGTAAGATTTTAAAGCCTGGCTTTTTAGTGATAGTCTGGAAAGCTTCCTCTAAAAGTTGTAAAACATTTTTCATAGGGAAGTCTGCGCTAGCTTGAGACGCAAGTCCAAGGTAATCACTTTCTGGTATAGTTAAAACATCCGGCCACGCTGTACGTAGTGTATTGTTTCTATACTTAGCAATTAGTGAAGCAACAAAAGTTTTAAGTTCTGCCGGGCTCATTAAACTAATTGGCTTTGTAATTGTAGTTGTGTCCTCTGTAATACCTACTTGGTTTAATAAACCTCTAACTTGGCTATTACCCTCGATACCTAAGAAAGCAATTTTTTGAATACCTAAGTCCCAGTTCTTTTTTCTTGCTTCCTCTTTTTTAATAATTAGGTCCCAGTTACCCGCGCGTGATGCGTGCTGAATGTCTGGTAAAGTCCAACCGATAGTCTTAGCCCAGTTAATGACTTTAACAGTTACAGAGTCAAGTGCTGCGTCCGCAGTTGCTAGTCTTGAATTATCCGAACCCGTGTTAATAACGCCGGTTTCAAAATCATCTGCTAAATGGAAGCTTCTATAAGAAGTTAGCTCAGTTGACCAAGCACCCTCGCCTACAACAACGGGCATATAATCTGCCGGTGATACCTCAAAAAACTTTTGCTCAACTACTCTTTTTAAGATTGCAGTCATGCTCGTAATGTCGATTTTGTAACCTAAATCGTTTGCAATTGTCTGGTTACGGTTTACAACATTTTGCTCCATTGCATTTAGAGTGATAGGACTATCACCCGCTTTGTTCATAATTTTAGTTTCTAATACTTTTTTCATTTGTTATGTTTCCTCTCTAAGATTTAATTAAGCCGTCGTTACTTTAAAGCTAGGTGTTTTTAATACTACTCTAATTAGAT